TACAAAGACTAAGTTTTTCTGGCCCAGAGCTTGCTCCTATTGGTTCATCAAATCAAATAGATTATGTTAAGCAAATGAGGGCTGGTTTGTTTAGGGATTTAATATGACATATTTAAATTTAGTAAACAATGTGCTTAGACGTTTACGGGAAGACCAAGTAACTACCGTGTACTCTAACACGTATAGTTCTATGGTTGGTGACTATATTAATGACGCTAAAACACTAGTAGAAAACACTTGGGATTGGTCGCAACTTAGGACTACTGTTACGATTACTACTGCAGCAGATGACTACACGTATTCTCTTACAGGTTCACAGGACTACGGCAAAATACTAACTATGGTAAATGATACATCTAATATAATTATGGAGTATCGTCCTCAGTCTTGGATTGACGAAAAGTATCTGATAGGAGCCTCTGCCTCAGGTGCCCCTGCTTTTTACACTTATAATGGTGTTGATGCTAACGGTGACTCACAGATTGATGTGTACCCTAAGCCTGATGGTGTTTACTCTATTAAAACTAAGATGGTACTTAGGAATGTTCCTTTGTCTGTCGATGCAGATACTCTCGCTATTCCTAGTCAGCCTGTTATTCACATGGCAGTAGCTCTGTTAGCTCGTGAACGTGGCGAGACAGGCGGTACATCAACCCCTGAGTACTTTGCTATAGCTGACAAATACCTATCAGATGCAATCGCTATGGATGCACAGAAGCACCCTGACGAAACCATCTGGTACACACCGTAGGAGTAAGCATGGCTCAGCCACTACAGAGTATTAACTTAGTTGCTCCTGCTTTTATGGGGATCAATACTGAAGATTCTCCTATAGCACAGGACACTGCTTTTGCAGAAGTTGCTGATAACGCTATTATTGACAGGCGTGGTCGTTTAGCTTCACGAAAAGGTAACAGTGTTCTTACCACAGACAAGTACTGGTTAGGCACAGACTACCTTCATAATATACACGAGTTTTATGACAGTGCCGGTAACGAAGTAATCTTTAGCACTGGGAACAATCAGATTTTTACAGGCACTACTACTCTGGTTAACGCTAAACCGGCTTCATACACAATATCGGATAACGATTGGAAGATATTTAATTTTAATGATCACGCTTATTTCTTTCAACGTGGTTACGAGCCATTAGTATATAGTAATACGCTAGGTGCAGTAACTAAAATGTCTGATGTTTCTGGTGCGTCTGTAACAGCTACTCAGTACTGCAACGAAGCTATTGGTGCTTATGGTCGTGTGTGGTGTGTAGGCAACGCTACAAATGACAATATTATTTACTGGTCTGATCTGCTAATTGGTCACGACTTTGCTGGTGGAACTAGTGGTTCTATTGATGTGTCTAAAGCATGGCCTAACGGGTTTGACACAGTAGTTGCTTTAGCAGGTTATAACGGCTACTTAATTGTCTTTGGAGAAAACAACACTCTTGTTTATCAAAATGCTGAAACTCCTGCATCTATGTCTCTTGTTGACACAATTCCCGGTGTAGGTTGTGTAGATAGAAAAAGTGTACAGAGTATAGGAACAGACCTTTTGTTTTTGACTCAGACAGGTCTAAGAGGATTAGGTAGAACAATACAAGAAAAGTCACTACCTATTACTGACTTGAGTAGGAATATAAAGCAAGAGTTAATTGCTAATACATTGGCTACTACTAAGCCTGTTAGTACTGTGTACAGCCCTGAAAATTATTTTTATCTTTTGTGTTTTGCTGATCTTAACTTAGTGTATTGTTTTGACATAAGAGCAACCTTAGAAAACGGTTCTTACAGGGTTACTCGTTGGCCTAGTGTTGACTTTAAGTCGTTTCACAGAGACAGAAACGGAGACATATACATAGGATGTGAAGACGGCATAGGTAAGTATGACAACTATAGAGACAACGGAGAGTCTTATCGCTTTAGGTATTTTAGTCCGGGTCTTACGTTTGGTGATCCAGCAAAAATTAAAATGTTAAAAAAGATTAGACCTACTTTAATTGGAGGAAACAACTCAGACATTTTCCTCAAGTGGTCTTATGACTTTTCAACTAACCCTAGTTCTAGTACGTTTAGGACTAGTAGTGATAGCCCTGCTTTCTACGGACAGTCTGAGTACACTGACTCTGACTTTTCCTCAGAAGGAGAAACCCTAAGTAGGAACTCACTAAACACAACAGGATATGGCTCTGTAGTTAGCGTAGGACTTGAAACAGACATTAACGGCTACGCTTTGTCTATACAGGAAATGAACGTATTAGCACTATTAGGTAAATCAATATGACACCAGAACAAATATTAGGGGCAGGTACTGCCATTGGGGGAGGGCTTCTTACAGGTGCTGCTTATAATAGATTAAGCGACATTGGTACAGAATCTATCTTAGGTACTACAGTAGATGGGACACGTATTCCGGGCACTGTGGATCTTGCTAATCAAGCTGTAGGCATGTCTCAGTTTAAACCTTTTACTGTTACTTCTTCTACTGGGTCACAGTTTGGTGCTACGCCTACAATGGATGCTTTAGGCAACATTACAGGTACTAATGTTTATAATACGTTAGGCGGTACAGAGCAAGCCATACAGAATGAACTGCTTAGACAAGCTCAGACAGGCTTTGCAGGCGGTACTATGGGAAGTCCTGAAGCTACTGCTGCTGGGTTAAATCTTATGGGCCGTGGTACTACACAGCTTGGACAAGACCCCTACGGTATCCTTACTCAACAACTACTTGCTCAAGGTGCTTCAGACTTAGGCGGTATGTTTATGGGTCAACTTGCTCAACCTATGGCTGGTCGTGAGACTGATGTCTATAATCGTCTGAGAGCTATGCAGGCACCTGAAGAGCAACGCCAACAATTAGCTTTAGAAGAGCGTTTGTTTAATCAGGGTCGTATGGGTGTACAAACTAATATGTACGGAGGTACGCCAGAGCAGTTTGCTTTGTCTAAGGCACAAGCAGAAGCTCAGAACCAAGCATCCTTAATGGCTATGCAGCAAGCACAAGCAGAGCAACAACAACAAGCAGCATTAGGTTCTCAGTTTGCTGGACTAGGAAGTAACCTAGCACTGTCTGAAGGGGCTATGCGAGATGCACAGCAACGACGTGCTATTGAATCTCTTGGTAGTGGTCAACAGATGTTAGCAGGTGGTTTAGGATTACAACAAGGACAGCAACAGCTTAACTTAGGTGCCCTGTCAGGTGCGTATATGCCACAAGCACAGATGCTTAATGTACAACAAGCTTCACAGCTTTACCCACAGATGCAACAGCAGGGTCAGTTGTACGGTGCTGGTCAGTACGGTGAGACTATGATGAGTGGTCTTGAGGCACGACTAATTGCAGAACAGGCACGAGCTAACTTGCTTGGTGGTCTTGGTACAGGATTGCTAGGTGGTATGTTGAGTCCGGTAGGTAATGCAGAAGATGGTTTTGTTACACCTCTTTTAGAACTGTTTTAGTTAAGGAGACACAGAACAATGGCTAAATTTTCACAGACATTTTTACAAGGTCTTCTTCAGCCTACCTATCAACAGGGATTGTTTGATGTTGGTCGTAATATAGGTCAAGCTCCTGCACTTATGCGTCAACAAGAGCAAAGACAACAACGAGAAAAGGGAATGATGGGTGGTGCGTTAGCTGCACAGCAAGCCGCTGCTGAAGGACGTTTTGATCCTGAAACTATGAAAGCATACATGGGTAGTATGCAAGGGCTTGGTGTGTCTCAAACAGACATAATGAAAACACTTCCTGATTTGCAAGCAACTAACCAAGCTGCCGTACAAAAAAAGAAATCAATGGCTTTTGTTTCAAGTATGGGGCCAGAGTACGAAGCTCTTAGTCAGGCTGGTTTTAAAATTAATGACATTTACAATAAATTTTTAGAAGATGGTAAACAAGATAGTATTGTTTCTCTTGTGCAACAAATTGACCCTTCTATTACTTCAGACCTTGCTTCACAAATGACATCTAAAGATGTAGTAGCTTTGTATAATACTAAAAAAGAAGAAGGCGGTACACAGAAATGGATTAAATGGCAAGAAACTAATCCTGAGATTACTGATGAAAATAGGCAGTTAGCTATTGAAGCAGCCGCTAGTGCGTTTGGTGCAGACGCTCCTAAAAAAGTTGCTGATTTAGAAGCAACACAACTAAACAATAAAGCTAAAAAGAAAGGTGAAACATCAACTCCTGTTTTAATTACTATGAAAGATACTTCTGCTTTTAGTGGTATAGAATCGCTAGACGCTCCTAAACAACAAATTACAGTTAAAAATTTACCCATAGATGCAAACGGTAAGCTTACTAAAGAATCTCAGAATTGGTTAGAAAATCATGCTGCATCTGCTATGGTACAAAACACAGGAGAAGGTTGGAAATCTACATCAGTACCAACACCAGAACCACCACCAGAACCAACACTAGATACTCCTGCTAGTGCTACATTAAATCAACTTGCTCCCGGTTTAGTAAAGTCTTTAACTGACACTCAACTACAAGGTTAGCCCTAATGGTTTCAGTTGTTAAAAAGTATACAGATTACCTTGATGTTATTGATGAAAGTATAGATAATTTTTCTTCACTAAAGAAAACCAAAAACGAACTTGTTGAACGCTACAAAGACACGCCTGTTGAAGATATACCTGAAGAGGCGTTAGTTGTTTTATTTAGTGATACGCCTGTTGATTCTATACCAGAACAAATACGTCCTCGTGTAGTCAACGCTGCTGTTGCTTTAGAGGCAAAGCGACGTGGCCCTAGAACTGAAGAAGAAAAAACTCAGTACAATGTTGAAGCTGCTGGGCGTGGTGGTATGCCTTCTATTCCTATTACTAGTCCTTCTAGGGCTATGCAAATTGGAGCAGAAGAAGGTCTAACAGATTCTTTCAGAACTATCTTTGGTTCTAAAAAAGATTTAGGAGAAGAGTTTAAGAACAGAGTAGAAGTAGCAAGAGAAGGAGCCTTGACTGATTACATTGGTGGGCTTGCTATGGGAGGTGTATTAGATCCAGTCACTGGAGCAGCAATGTCACCTGCTATAAAGGTCGGCTCTATGCTTGGTAAGTACAGCCCAGTATTAGGCGCTCTTGCTGGCGGTGCAGGTAGTGGAGCTACGGCAGGTGCTTTAATACCAACCTATGACGAGTTTGGAGACAGTAGAACACGTAATACTTTGTTTGGTACTGCTTTAGGTACAGCTACTGCTGCTGTTCCTACTGCAATTGTTAAAGGCGCTCAAGCTTTTTCACGTCCACCTGTTCCACCTGTAGTTCCTCCTAAGCTTGCACCACAGCCTGTTCCCATGACGTTATCAGGTGGTCGTGTACAGCCTAAAGAAACTCCAGTAACAACTGCTACTGTTAACATTGAGCCTCAAGTTACTCAGTCTGCTCCTTCTACACTTAAGATACAAAACATTGATAATCAGATTGCTACTCTGACAACAAAAGCTGCTACAACAGGACGCAAAAAGCGTAAGCCTATTGAATCTCAAATTGAAAGACTAGAAAAAGCTAAAGCTGATGAGATTAACAAAACAAATAAAGCAGCTAAAGAAGTTAAAGATTCCGTTATTGAAATTGAAAATCAAATTTCTAGGTTGGCTCAACGCTCTCAAGAATTACAGCCCGGACAGGCAGGTGCTAAAGCTAGAATAGAAAGAGCAGAGCGTCGTATATTAGAACTAGACAACGAAGTAGATGTACTTACTGGATTAGACTACGCTCCTAATGGTGGTTATCAAGTTACTGTTAATTCTTCTTTGTATGATAATCCTAAGCAAATAGTTGCCATTAAAAATAGAGTAGCTAACAACAATACTACAGGTTCTACTGTTGAAGTTAAACTACCGCCTCCTAAGCCTACAGGAGATCCAGTAACAGATGCCGCAAACGAGATTAACTATGCACAGATAAACGGTGTTCGTCTTGGTTTAGATGCTCCTCCTTCTGCTTCTTCTGCTGGTGTACGTCCTGCTGTACAATATGCAGACGAGCTTGCTGAAGGTGTTGACGCAGCACAGGCTTTGTCAGCAGGTACTATAGCACCCTCTACTGCACGTAAGAGGGCTGAAGATCCCTTGGGCGCTGATGCTGGC